GCCGACGTTCAGAAGACGCTCCAGAAGCGGTACGAGGACACCGGGGAGACGCTGCGTCAGCTCCAGGCGTCGTGGAGCGAATTCAAGGATCTGGTATCGACGGGCCTGGTCCCGGTCATCAAGGCCCTGAATACTTCACTGCGCCCACTGGTGAACCTCATCGACTTCATCAGCAAGAAGCTCCCGCAGGCTGACAAGGTCTTCGGAGCACTGATCGGCGCCCTCATTGCCTGGCAGCTCAAGGTCCGCATTGCTTCAGCATTCGAAGGAACCGGGGCGGTCGGTAAGTTCGGGTCCATGGCGGGAGGCACCCGCCTAGGCGGGATGATGGGAGGGGCCGAAGGAATAGGGACGGCCGTTGGTTCGGCGTTCGGTTACGGCGCTGCGGGAATGATCGGTGGTCAGATCCTGCAATCGGCCGTTGGTGGTGAGCACGGCACAGCTCGAAGCCGGATTGGCGGGGCACTCGGCGGCGCAGCGCGAGGAGCTGGTCTGGGAGCAGGCATCGGAGGCATCCTTGGTGCCGGCGTTCTGAGCTGGGCCAGCGCCCCCGTCGGGGCGGCCATTGGTGCCGGCATCGGCGGCGTCTGGGGCGCGCTCACTGGTGATGCCTGGCCCGAGTGGATGCGTGATGGCGTCGGGGACAGCGACGCCACTCCGAAGCCGCCGAGTGGCGGTCCGGCCTCGGGCAAGGATCTCCGCGGCGCCAAGACCAGCGACTCGAACATGAACCCGGAGTTCGTGAAGCGGCTCCAGCAGATGTTCACCGACAACCCCAACCTCAGCCTGACGTCCGGCTGGCGCGACGCCGCTACCCAGGCCCGGCTCTACAAGGAGAAGCCGGGCCTCGCAGCTCCTCCGGGCCACTCCAACCATGAGAAGGGCCTGGCCGCCGACATCGGCCCGGCATCCGAGTACAACTGGATCGCCGCCAACGCCGGCAAGTACGGCCTCTTCCTGCCGATGCCCGTCTCGGCCGACCGCAAGGCGAAGGGCCAGAAGATTGAGCCGTGGCACGTCGAGGGCACCGGTATTACTGGCGGCACCACTGCGTCGGCGAAAGCGGCAGCCCCGGTAACGGCGTCGACGACCACGGCAACTGCAAAGACGAAAGCAGCCACTAAGGCCGTCAGTCCTGAGGTCAGGACGTCGACGGTCACCGGTCCGGGTGGCGGCGCCTGGCAAGAGGCCACGGCCATCCAGAGCACGCTGGGAGGCTCCCAGATCGGCGACGCCTGGGAGGGCGACAACACCGTCGTCTTTCCCTACACGACCGGCGGCGGATCACAGAGCCGTGGCACAGGCGGGAACCTCACCATCGGTCGGATCGAGATCAACCTCACCATCGCCCGGGGGACACCAGAAGAGGCTGAGCGCACAGCTCGGTATCTCGGGACGCTGTTGGGAGACAGGGAGCGCATGATCGCACTCGCTCGCGGGACGGCGCCCTGATGGGGACGTTCGCAAACATCGTGTGGGCCAACCAGCCGACGACCCAGATGTCGGGCGAGGACATCGCCCGGTACGCCTACCAGGCCGGCATCACCGACCCGAATATGCTCACCATCGCCGTGGCCGTCGCCAAGGCTGAGAGCCACTGGGTGCGCGACGGGATCTCGGTCACCAACGACTACGGCATCTGGCAGATCAACAAGCCGGCGCATCCGAGCTATGACGCTGCTCGTCTCCTGTCGGACCCCCTCTACAACGCCCAGGCGGCGTTCACGATCTCGGGCGGGGGCAAGAACTGGGACGCCTGGTACACCTACAAGCCGTCGGGCAAGCCGAGCGGCACCGGTCCCTACCGCAATTACCTGAACGACGCCACGAAGATCGTGAGCACCGTCATGGGGACCACGGTGAACCTGCCGACCAACCCTGTCTCCAATCCCCCGGCGCAGGTGGCCGACTCCCCGGCGGTCGAGTCGAACAACTCGACGTACACCTATGGCCGGAAGTACTCGCCGGCCTTCATCCAGCAGAAGTTCGACGACCGGCACCGTAGGGTCGGCACGCGCTCGAAGCTGCTGGACATCTTCGCCGGTCCGACCTACACAGGCGTGATCCATCCGCTCGACCCGTCCAAGAACACCGGGGCGCCGAGCGCCATGAGAAATGCGCCGGCTGCCGTCCCGTTCATCGATGGCGACCCGAGCATTTCGGCTGGTGTCTCGGTGTATGACCTCTACTTCGAATTCAACCCGGCCGAGATCGTCTTCACGTACCAGGGCAACCCGAGCATCCTTCCGATCGGGTCCCTCGATGAGTCGCAGACCGATCCCACGCTGCCGATGGCCGACTCCAACACCACCATGTCGTTCGACCTTTTCTTCGATCGCACGTACGAGGTCATGGGCGGCAGCGATCTCGGCGTCCTGACGGACGTCCGGGCGCTGGAGCAGATCGTAGGGATCTCCGCTGACCGTCCGGTCATGCTGCTCAGCCCTGTTGAGATCCACTTCGGCTCTCCGGTCTACTTCCACTTCCCGGCGATCATCAGCAACTGGAGCGTCCGCTACACCCATTTCAGTCATGACATGGTGCCCATGCGCTGCACCATCAGCGTCACAGCCACGCGGATCTCCTCGGCGATCTTCGCCTCGAAGGACGACGCCAAGACCTACAGCGCCGATGACTGGCGCACGAAGGCCCCGACGGCCACCAGCTCGACCACGACCACCACTTCACAGTCGAGCACCCAGTCCGTTAACTCGACCATTGCACCGGCCCTGGCGTTCGGGGGAATCTGATGATCCTTCAAGGCTCGCGCTATGCGCAGGCCCGCATCGTCCGGGTCACGTTGTCCGACGGCACGTTCCAGTGGGCGGTGCTCAACGAGCGCCAGCACGAAGTTCGCACCGTGGTGTACCGGTACCGAACGGCGATCCTCGGGGACCGGTTCGACTCGATCGCCGCCCGGGAGTATGGGGACCCGTTGCTGTGGTGGGTCCTGGCTCGCGCCAACCCCGAGGTGTTCTACCCCGACGCAATCCCGGCCGGCGCCGTGATCAGGATTCCTGATGCCCAGAGCATTCGCTGAGGTCGTGCTCCCTGAGCAGGGAGAGCTGCGTCCGACGACGGTTCTCGTCGCCCAGATCGAGAACGCCCACGACGTCGCCACCTTCGTGGCGGCGCCCACCTCCTTGCCGGCGAGCCTGCCCGAGGCCACTCCGCTCCAGATCCGCTGGGGGTACGAGTACGGCGGCCAGCAGAATTTCTACGGGTACGTCCACCACGTCGAGCCGCTGTACACCGAAGGCGATCAGCACATCAAGGTGGTGTGCATCGGCGCTTCGCTCCCCCTTCGCTCAGCTCTTCAGCGGACGTGGCGGTATCAGAGCTACGACTCCATCGTCAGGGAGGTAGCGGCGTACGCCTTCCTGTCAGCCGACGTCGAGCCGCACGACACCATCTGGCCCTACGTCGTCAGCAGCGGCAGCGCCTGGGATTTCCTGCTCGGCCTGGCGCAGAAGATCGGCTACGTCCTCACCGCCAATGGGACCGAGGTCAAATTCATCTCGCCGGGCGAGGTTATTCAGCGAGGGATGACGGCAGCGCCGCTTCTTGACCTTGACCTGTTCCGGCCCGTCATGGGCCTGACCGTCGAGGACGGGCTGCGGCGCCGGCAGAGCTTCGGCCTCGATCAGCGCAGCGGACGTTTGTTCTCGACGGCGTCGGGGACACCGGGGTATCCCGTAGACCTGGAGACGGGAGCTGTGACGGCATCGCCGGGTGAGGCGTCGGCCGTTCACGCCGGCCTCGAATGGCGCAACCGGTTCCCGCATCAGGCCGATGCCGAGGCCACAGGGGACGCCACCATCACGCAGGCGTCCTTGGTCTACGTCCAGAACGTGGCGGCGGATTACGTGGGCCAGTGGTACGTCCATCAGGTCGAGCACGAAATCAACGGCGGTGCCTACCAGTGCTACCTGAAGCTCGGCCGCCGGACGCGAGAGCCATGGCCGTCCTTCACCCGGCCCGGCCAGCCAGTGCGAATTCGAACCGATCCCTACGGTGAGGTGACCGGCAACGCCCCGCCGAGCGTCCTGAACAACGGGGTGTGGCGCTCAGGATGGGCCAGGAGAGCCTCCTGATGGACTTCTACGGCGTCTACAAGGGCATGGCGACCCAGACGGCCGACCCTGAGGGCCTGGGGCGTCTCAAGGCCCAGGTGCCGCAGGTGCTGGGCAACGAGGAGACGGACTGGGCCTGGCCGGCACAGCCGAATATCGCTGGCGTCCCGGCGCTCCAGCCCGGCGCCCCGGTATGGATTCTTTTCGAGGGCGGCGACCCGCACCACCCGGTGTGGCTCGGGACCTGGGCCAAGGTTGGTGGGGCACTCCCGCCCCTGCCTGACGTGACGGCTAACACGGCCAGCATCACCGCCCTCCAGGTAGCACTGGCGGCGCTCCAACAGCAGGTCGATGACAACGCAGTCGTCCACTGGATGACGAGGGTGACGAGCTGATGCCGATCCTTGCGAAGAAGCTCACCCAATTTGCTCCGACCACGGCCGAGCTGACGTATTACACCGTGCCGGCCACCACGGCGGTCATTGTCACCAACATCCTGATCTCGAACACGTCGGCGGTTCCCGTCGCCCTGTCGATGTCCTTCGTGGCCGCCGGCAGCCTGGCCGGGACGGCGAACCGCATCGTGCCCGGGACGACCATCCCGGCCAACACTCTCGTTCCCATCGACCTGGCCGCCGTCCTGGCCGCCGGGGATTTCATCTCAGCCGTGGCCGCAGCGACCGGCCTCGTCGTCTACATCTCGGGCACCGAGCAGGCGGCAGCCAGCGCTGTTACCACCGGCTCGGTCATCAAGGCAACGCGGCTCTACCGGACCCGGCTCTACGCCCGGGAGAACTATCTCTAAGGAGCACCATGGCGGCTGATCCGCAGTTCGCATCAACCCTGAAGCTCGGTGCTGCTCTCCTGGGTGCGGCCGAGACAAGCCTGACCGTGCCGACGACGACTTCCATCATCGTGAACGCCGGAGCGAACGGCACCAAGGTGGAAGAGGTCGTGATCCACGCCGCCACCACGACGCTGATTCCGACCACGGTCGCCGGCCTGGTGTACCTGTTCTTCTACGACGGGGCCAACTACCGGCTGTGGGACACACTGGCGGTTACGGCCGTCACGCCCGCCGCTGCCGGCCCAGCTCCTTTCCGGCTGGCGAAGCCCTACAGCAACATGCTCCTACCGACGGGGTGGTCGTTGCGGGCCTCGCAGTCCATCGCCGGCAACGCCAACATCCTCGTCTGCGGAGCTGTTGGAGGCGACTTCTAGTGAACCGGGGGAACTACCCGGGCGCTACGCCAATCACCTGGCGGCGCTGGTACCCCACGGTGTCCCAGCCGGGGGTGCTGGCGACCACGGTCAACTACGCCCGCTTCCTTCAGCAAGGCAAGACGATCACAGCGAATTTCGACATCACGCTCGTCGGAGCTGGGACGTCTCCGAACAACGTCCTTGTCAGCCTGCCGGTCTTTCCGTACGCCCAGCCGGCCGCTGCAGCCATCCAGCTCGGGTCGATGATGATCTACGACGCCTCGACGACGACCCGCTACAACGGGAACGCCGAGCTGGTCGGAAACTTCATCGCCCTCAGCTATAACCAGGCGTCGGCCAGTCTCTGGGGCACTGTTCCGAACCTTGCCCTGGCGGCCGGCGACATCCTGCGCGGCACGATCATCTATGAGGCGGCCTGATGGGTATTTCAGCGCTCATGCCAGCGACCCCCGCTCCCGTTTTTGCAGGGGTCACGCCGGGCGATGTGAACGTGACGTCGGACCCCGGCTCCTCGAGTTTTTCCGCTCGGGCGGATCACCTCCACAAGCTGGCCGATAGCGGCTGGCTCGCCCCCGTACTCCAGAACGGCTGGGTGGTCTACGACGCCACCTATGGCAGTGCCGCCATGTACCGCAAGGTCGGCAACATCGTCTTGGTGCGCGGGCTGGTGAGAAACGGCACGGTTGCAGCGACCATCTTCACACTCCCGGCTGGATTCCGCCCTGGCATTCGCATGCTCTTCGCTGCCGAGACGAACCCGAACGTCAACTGCCGCATCGACGTGGACCCGACCGGCACCATCAACGGATCGGGCGAGAGCAACGGCTGGCTCAGTCTCGGGAACATCATCTTCGTGGCGGATGCCTAGTGGGCGTCAGCGCCTTCCCTGGAGTCGGGTTCCTGCCGGGCATGGTCATGCCCTACGCCGGCACCACTGCGCCCGGGGGGTGGCTGCTGTGCAACGGGACGGTCGTGAACATCGCTGATTATCCGCAGCTCTACACCGCCATCGGTACCCGCTACAACACCGGGGGCGAGACGGGCCTGCAATTCCGTCTGCCGAATCTCCTAGGGCGCATCATTGCAGGCATGGACGCCAGCCAGCCCGAGTTCGCTTCGGTCGGCCAGTCCGGCGGCGTCAAGGTTGTGACGCTCGCCCTGGCTGAGATGCCTGTCCACGGTCACGTCGTCACGGTGGACGCCAACAACTTCAACTCCGCTGGGCCGAACGACAACACCTCTGACTGGCCGAGCGACAACACCTCTGACGGTGGCTCCGGTACGACCAACTGGATGAGCGACAACTTCAGCACGTATCAGCACTACCACACCGGTCGGATCGGCAACGTGATCTGGACGCCCAACACCGCTCACTCGCACTCCAACCGGGGCGGGTACGCCTCCGAGGGTCCATGGGAAGGCGGCGGCACTGGTGGGACTATCCCCATCAACATCGACACCGTTGACACGAACCACTGGCACGGCACCGGCCCGCACACCCACACGATGAAGAACCACACCCACACGATGAAGAACCACTGGCACAACGTGAACCATGGGCACACCAACTCGGTTACAACGGCTGGAGGTAGCACAGCTCACAACAACCTCCAGCCCTACTTGACGATGCAGTACCTGATCAAAATCTGAGGAGCACAATGGGAATGGAGTATGTCGTTATCTGTGACAACTGCGGAACCGCGAGCGAGCGCGGAGTCAACGCCTCCCTGGGATGGTTCACCCTCAACGGACCTATGGGAACAACGCTGTACTTTGACAAGTGGGCGTGCATCGTTGCTTACGTCGCCGCTAATGAGCCGCCCACGCCGACGCCCCTGGTAGCACCGTGATCGGTGCTCAGTCTGCAGCTCTGGACATTCCCTTCCGGCTCGACGGGACCGGCCGCATCACGGCGACCTGGGATCTCCCCCGGCAGATGGCGCTGCGCCTGCGTTCCATCATCGGCACGACCCCGGGTGAGCGGGTCATGCGGCCGGGCTACGGGAGTGGGGCCGGCCTCTACGTCTTCGACGTCAACGACGAGCTGCGGTCCTCGATGCTGGCGAGCGCCGTGAAGAATGCCATCCAGAGCTGGGAGCCGGCGGTGGCGGTGGAGGACGTCAAGGTCGAGGATATCGACCCCGCCATCGGCCGCATGCAGCTCCGCATTACGTACCGCCTGCTGACCACCGGAGAAGTGCAGGTCGCCGTCGTCGCTGTCAGCCCCACGGCGACGTCCGGCTGGCCTGGCTGAGGGAGGAACGATGCCCGAACCGCTGCCCCCGATCGATTATTCGAGCCGAGACTGGCAGTCCCTGCGGACTGACCTGATCAACGCCAAGCGGCAGCGCATGCCCGAGTGGACGAGCGAGTCGCCCAACGACTTCGGCATCGTGCTCATCGAGCTGTTCGCATATGTCGGAGACATGTTGTCGTTTTACGCCGACCGCATCGCCAACGAGGCGTTCCTCGACTCGGCTGTCATGCGCAGCTCGGTGTACTCGATCGCCAAGATGCTGGACTACCGGCCCACCGGTCTGGGAGCTGCGTCGACGACGCTCCAGTTCACCACCCCCTCTTCGGCCGGTACTGTCACCATTCCCGCCGGCACGCGGGTGCAGACGGTCCCTGACCCCGGTATGGCCCCGATCATCTTCGAGTCAGACATCGATCTCGTCATCGGCGGCTCACATGTCGGTACGGTGACCGCCACCCAGGGCCAGACGATCACCAACGAGATCATCGGGGCGTCGACGGGAGCCTTGTACCAGCGCTACCCCCTGTTCCGGTCCCCGGTAGTCGAGGGCACCGTGGCCGTGAGCGTGGTCGAGACGGACGTCGCCCTGCAGTGGGTGTACTTCGACCACCTGATCGACGCCGGTCCCAACGACCCGGCCTTCACCACCAACGTCGATGAGGGCGGAATCACCTGGGTCGAGTTCGGGGACGACGTCAACGGGCGCGTTCCACTCTCGGGCGCCCAGCTCCAGGCGACCTACCGCACGGCTGACGGCTCGATTGGCAACGTCGGTCCCGGGACCCTGACCCAGCTCACCACCCCGGTGGTAGTGCTCGGCGTTACCCAGCAGGTGCAGGCGGTGACCAATACGACAGCCGGTGTCAGCGGCTCGGACCCCGAGACGATCGAGTCCATCCGCAGGAATGCCCCCCGATCGCTGACCGCTATCACCCGGGCCGTGACCGTCGACGACTTTGCAGCACTCGCCCGCCGGGTGACCGGCGTGGGCAAGGCGAAGGCCACGGCGACGTCTCCGACGGCGGTGACGGTGCGCGTGGCGCCTGTGAACGCCCCCGGCAGCAACGCCTCGGCGGCCGTGAAGGCTGCGGTGTCGACGTACCTTGACCCGAGGAAATTGATCGGGACCGTGGTCACCGTTGGTGACCCCACGTACGTGGCCGTGGACATTACGGCCGACATCAACGTGCTGCCGACCTACCGGCGCGACACCGTGCGCCAGGCGGTCATCAATGCGTTGACCCTGGTGTTCGACTACAACGCCGTCGACTTCGGCAGCCGGGTGACCCTCAGCCGGGTGTACCGGGCCATCAACGAAACAGAGGGCGTGGACTACGCCTACGTCTACACCCTCGACCGAGTGCCGAGCGTTGCAGGCGTGGCGGCTGACGAAGTCATGGCCGACAACGAAATCCCCGTCGTCGGCACCATCACTCTGCGGAACGTCACAGGAGGGATCGTCTGATGGCTGCCGTCTATCCGGCAAACGTGCGGTCGTTCACCACCCACACCGATCTCGTCGAGACGGTCTTCGCCCTGCACATGAACGATGCCCAGGACGAGATCACTGCCATCCAGAACGTGCTCGGCGCCAATCCCCAGGGAGCTGCCACCGGGCCGGCCACCGTCGGAAAGAGGATGGTCGACCTGGAGACGGGAAAGGCCAGCATCACTCACGACCACACCAACAGGCTCGACATTCCCGCCCACGACGTGCCGGTGCGTCACACCTTCGGAGCGAGCGCAGCTCTCGGGGCACCTGACACGCCGGCACCGATCGTCGTCGGAGCTGCAGGAAGCGCGGGAGTCGGTGACAACCCGGCCAAGGAGGACCACAGCCACCCGGTGCCGTCCGCTCTGGCGCTCGGGGCCACCTTCCTTCCGCCCGGCATGATCGTGGCCTACGGCGGGACGACGGCGCCGGCCGGCTGGGTGCTCTGTGACGGCGCCAGCTACACCCGGGGCACCACGTCAGCCGACACAT